CTCATATGCTATGAATGAAAAGAAAGAGGAACACTTCGTCACTGGTATGACCGTGCAGGATATTGGCTGCTAAATATACAAGAATACTCTCGCAATGGATTTTCCTGTGAGATAACTATCTTTAAGGAGAAAGGTTAAATGACCAGAGAAGATTTGATCGACGCAATGGAAATCATCATCAAGGCACATCCACCAGAGGCTGCTGCTGAATACATCCATCGTCTATGGATGGCACACAATGATTATGAGATCAAGAAAGGCGCCGTGGTTCATATCACCAAGGGTCTGGACATCTCACAAAAAGTTCCGAGAGATTAAAATAACTATTGACAGGGACTTCGGTCCCTGTTATACTGCCTTTATATTATGATTATGTGGATAAAACGACTATACATCGAACATACGGAGAAAATACGATGAATTTTTCAAACCTCAAGAAACAGTCTAACGATTTCAGCAAACTTCTAAAGAAGGTAGATGAAATCAACAAGCCTACCTACGACCGAGACGATACCACAGACAATTACTGGAAGCCTACACCCGATAAGGCTGGTAATGCTCTTGCTGTTATTCGTTTCCTTCCAGGACCAGCAGTAGATGGTGAAGATGCTCTACCATGGATTCAGTATTGGGATCATGGTTTCCAGAGCAAGACCACTGGTAAGTGGTACATTGAGAAGTCACTAACTACTCTAGGTCAGAAAGATCCTGTTTCTGAATATAATTCACAGCTATGGAATGCTACCTCTGATGAAAACTCACCAGAGCGCAAACAGGCTCGTGAACAGAAGCGCCGTCTTCACTACGTTTCCAACATCTATGTTGTGAGTGATCCAAAGAATCCTAGCAATGAAGGTAAGGTCTTCCTCTACAAGTATGGTAAGAAAATCTTTGATAAGATTACAAAGATGATGAATCCAGACCTTGATTCCGAGAAGGCTATTAACCCATTCGATCTTTGGCAGGGTGCAAACTTTAAGCTAAAGATGACCCGTCAGTCAGGTTTCCCAAACTATGACGAATCGGTGTTCCTTGCACCAGGTCCATTGTCGGAAGATGATTCGGAACTAGAAGCAACTTGGAAGGGTGAATACTCTCTAGCAGAGATTATTGATGCCAAGAACTTCAAGACATATGATGCCCTCAAGGCTCGTCTTGATGATGTTCTAGGTAATGCAACGTCACGCCCTGCTCCTTATAAGTCTGTCACCGAACAGATTCTAGAAAAGAACCTTGCGAAAATTCGTGAGGATAAAGACTATGAGCCTCCATTCGTTGATAGCAAGCCAGTTGCTAAGAAGGCTGCAGCACCTGTGGTCGAGGATGATGATGAAGACTTGGAAGAGTTTCGTCGTTTGATTGCTGACTAAGAACTTAAGGGGAGCAAATCGCTCCCCTTTTTTTATCCTAACTTTGTTCCTGATGAACCAAAGTGGTCACTGTTTGCTGCATCTGGATTGGATGCATTTTTCATAGCCCTCTCTAATGATGGCGAAGAGAACTGTGGGTTTGATCTTTCTAAGAACTTATCAATAACAACTGGTCTTTGTGGAGCGTCCACTGGTCCCTGTTGCATGTTGAATGAATGCTTTTCTTTATACATAGGCTCTGGACTTAACATGCTCTTATCTAAATCAGATGGCGCAGTATAGATTCCAGGTGGTAGTTCTGGCTTGATAGCAGGAGCAGGAGTTGGTTTACTCATTTGTCTCATTCTATCAAACACTTCCTTAGTAGGAGTTGCTGGTGCTTGTTTAGCCTCTGCAGGTGCCTGATAAGGATTAAATGACTTGATAGTATCTGCTACAGTAGCCTTTGCAGTTTGTGTTGGCTTAGGTTCAGCCGCTGGCTTCTGTTGTGCGAACTGCTGTTCTCTCGCCTTTTGTGCAACGTCATATATGCCCAGTGACTCCTTGGCAAATTTCATACGATCACGCCAATGACCACCGTGTTCCGAAGTAATAGCAGAAACTTCGTCAAATGACTTAAGACTGGTGTGTTTGTGTTTATGCTTGCCAGTTCCTGTTACTGTAGTGTTTAGACTCCAGCCTGGCTTCTCAAATGTCAAGCCTTGATATGTGGCTTCTTCAATTGTTTTTGCACCCTTAATTCTATCAATAACATTCTTCTGTGAGGTGCTCAACTCTTGTTTTAGGAACTGATAGTTTGCCTCAGGATCTTTTGTAGCGTCCTTGATGTTCTTATCTTTGCCATACTGTGTAGCAAACTTTTCAAAGTCTTTTCTTCTTTCACCTGTCCATTGACCCCAGCCAAGACCACCACGGCCTTTCTTAAGATTTTGTTCCTGTCCACCAGCAGTAAGTGGCTGTCCCTTAACATTTGACTCCGATGCTAGATTGCCAACGATACCTGCCGCTTGTGTAGCATTTATACTAAAGTCTTTCATCAAACGACGGATAAGAATTTCAGAGTTTTTCTCAAATGACGCATCTGCTCCAGCAGCGAACTGGAGATTATCTGCATTACTAACAGTGGCAGAACCATCACCAAGACCTTCGCCTTGTGAGAAGAAGCCTGCCATATTACCTGCAAAGCGCATCATGTCTCCTATGGTTGCGGTTTGAATTGACTTAACGGATTCCTGTTGCTGTAGATTTGTTTGTGGACCTGGTGTTCCTGCTGCATTGTCTGGTTGTTGATTGACAGTGACAGAACCTGCGCCTGTTTCTGGACCAGTTGTACCACCTTTTGCAATTGCTTCTAGATTGGTGTTGATCTTTGTTCTACTTTCTTCGTCGGCAAGACCAGCACCATACTTTAGTGCCTCCGTTGACTGTTCATCATGAAGTCTGCCATTAGACTGAATTAGACCGAACTGTGTGGTACCTCCCATTGCACCACCACCGTATGAATTAGCATTTACTTTTCTTACCTGTGGCTGCTTACCAGAGAACTGTTCAAGCAATAGGAAGTTGCCGTCTGCATCTGGTGCAGTCATAGCAACACCAGCGTGATAGCCAGAACCAGTTCTATCGCCACCTGGTAGATTGTATCGCATAGTAGCAACTGTCACACCTGGCTTAATCTCACCAGGGACAACTGTCCAACTACTAGAACGACCTACATCTGGATTGAAGCCCTTAGCAAGTGTGGCGCATTGCTGTTCGTTTCTATCATCATACAAAGACTTGTCTCTAGGTACAACGAAACCATTTTTAGTGACTTCATAATTGCCACCTGGTGTCTGGCCGCCTGCTGGTTCACCACCTTTACCTTCCATGGCAGAAGAATAACCATCTGCGGTACCTGCACGATACATGGCAGTGGAGTCTGTGTTAGCTGGCTTTTCAAAGTGAGTTGTGAAGCCTATTGATGCATCCTTACCATTAGCATAGTTCTTGCCAAGATAGGTTTTCATTTCACCTTCGGTCAATGCAAAGTCAACCTGTTTCTTCCAGTTTGTCTGCCATCCATCACCAACATAATTCTTCATAGCCGAGAAACGTGAGGCATGATGCTGAAACAAACCACCTGAGGTACCACCGTCACCGATAGCACCAGAGTTAAAGTTGGATTCATATTTCAGATTGTTGACGATACCTACAGCGTGATTATGATCGACGCCCTTTGATCTAATGTAATCGTAAATCTCTTTTGCTCTGACAGTATTCGTTACCTTCTCACCAGTGGCTACGTTAGCGGTGCTTGCTTCACCGTGTGGTCCATATGTTGCTTCCTTGCCAGATGTTCCCTTAGATAGAGCCTTTCTGAAACCAGCAACGTCTGGTAGTCCCTGTTTATAGTAGTCAGGAAAGAGTTCGGCAAATTGTGCAGGTGTTAATCTACTAAAAGGAGAGGCTTCACCGTCGGACTGTGTAGCCCTAAACGTGCTAAGGCGTTTAGCGGGCGACATTGCCTTTAGTTTAGAGAATATATTTTCCTTTTCTAAGCCTACGGTAAAAGCCATTACATTCTTCTTCTGTTAAGTTGCGCCATCATATTCTTATGCTCTTGTTCTTGGAGTTTGGCAGCTTCTTCCTGTTCCTTAATCCAAGAGTTTAGTAGTTCCACATAGATATACTTTTCCCATGGCATCATGTCATCAATCTCTCTCAAGTTCCACTTATGATGGTGTATCAAATTAAAGTTAGACTTGATATGATTAGCTAACGTGTCATGACCCATGATCAGATAAAAAAATCATAAAATTCTGTGTACCTCACCTCATGATGAAATCCACATTTAGGGCAGTCTGCGGATATCTTACCAGTGATGGTAGGGAATCTGTCCACATATCCCTCTAGCTTCTTATAGTTTTCTTCGGTCAGACCTTCGACAAACTCTTTTAGTTCATCGGTTGTATAGTCCTTATAAGAATGCATACCAGACTTATCGTATATGTAATCGATAGAAGAAACGATAATGTGGGTCTTCTTATCGATATCTGGTAGCTCCTCAATCTTTCTCATGATGCTGTAATTTGGATATCGCATTCTAACACCAGAGGCAGGACCTAGCTTGATATCGTCTGTCACACCCTCAAATCTGACA